GGCAATTGAACGGCAATCTCCACCAGGGATAAGCTCTCCTACAACGACGAATAATTCAACGAAAAATATATCGATAAATATTACAGGTGGAGATATACAAGAAGTTAAAAGAGTTATAACAGAAACTTTAAACGAACAGTATAGAGGAGCTAAAACCTCTTTAGAAAGTCCTATAGGTTAACTATGAGCTGGACACAATTAATATTTCAAAAAGATAATAAGATAGATACTATAGAACTTGATATTACTATAGTTGAAAGTGCTAACGCTTCTATAAGATTAACTAATAATCCTGTAGAGTATGGAGCTGATGTTACTGATCATGCTATTGTTGAACCGATGACCTTTACTATTGAAGGAGCTGTTAGTAATGCTAGTTCTAAAACAATAGGACAATTCCCAAGTGCTATACAGAATTTAACAGCAGCTGTAACTACTGATTTAACTAAATCTCAACAGACTTGGGATAAGCTTTTAGAACTTTTAATAAGTAAAACTCCTTTTACTTTGATCCAAGGTTTAAAGTCTTATGAGAATATTATATTAAAATCTATACAAGAACAACAAGATAAAGATACATCTAATGCTTTATTCTTTACTGCTACTCTACAGGAGCTTATATACGTAGGTACTCCAGAAAAGACTAAAGATTTTTATAATGAAACATCTACTTCTGATCAAATGGTACCTACTATAAAAGGAGGTTTAAAAAATTTATTCTTATGAGTTATCTTCCTTTAACAAATAATCCTGAAGAAGAATTTTCTAGTACTATTAATGAGATTCTATATAATTTTAGACAGCTATGGAATACTGAATATGAGTTTTGGGTACTAGACATTCTAGACGCTGACTTAAACGAGATAGTTTTAGGTGTTAAGATTGTTGCTAAAACTTATTTACTCCAACAGTTTCCAGAAATTCCTTTTGATCTATACAGCTCAAGAGAAGCCGATCCTAGTAGAAATAATCTTAATGAGTTTAATTTAGAGGTATCTGTAAAAGATGTATAAACGAGTAGGATATATAAAGACTTCTAATTTGGGAGAGATTAATGGACTAAAGATTAATTTCAATGTTGAAAAGAGTCTGGTAGGATACCCCAATAAAGCTAACATTAAGATATACAACCTTAAAAAGTCTAGCCGAAATGCTCTTGAGGAAGAAGGTACTTCCATTGAACTTTATGCGGGATATGAAGATACAGAAACTGTACTATTATTTAAAGGTGACATCATTAATGCTATTCATATAAAACAAAGTACAGAGTGGATAACTGAGGTGTATGCTCTTGATGGGTATAATGCTTTAAAAGACTCAGTTATTAATAAAGGGTTCCCTGCTGGAACCTCTGTTTCTACTGTTTATGATGAATTAGTAAATAAACTTGAAGGTGTTAGTAAAGGAATTACTCAAGGTCTTGCTGAATGTATCTCAGGTAAGAGATCTTTTTTAAGGTCTATTCAATTATCAGGTAGTATTAAAGAGTTCTTAGAGTTTATTAAAGAAGATTGTGGTGTTGAGTACTCTATTAATGATGGAGTTATGGAAACTACTCAATATAAAATACCTTTAACTGACGAACCTACTTTTATTATTAATCAAAACTCAGGAATGATAGGAAGTCCTGAAAAGAATGAGCAAGGAATTACTGTTAGAAATCATTTACTCCCTAATTTAAAATTAGGTAGACGAATTGAGATAAAATCAATATCTACTAAATTAAATATAGGTAATGCTTTCTTTAGAAAAGTAAGTGAAATTAGAGACACAGGCGTTTATATGATTATTAAATTAGTTCATGTAGGCGATACTAGAGATAATCAATGGGAAACGATTATTACAGGAAGAAATATAGATGTCTGATAGAACTACTAGTATTGAAGAAATAATTCAACTTGGTATAGATTCTGCTTTTAAGAATCTTCATACTTGTCTTCCTGCTGTAGTTACTAGGTTTGATAGTACTAACCAATTAATAGATTGTCAAGTAACTCTAAAAAGGAAACTAAATAATGAACTTGTTCTACTCCCTAAACTGGTTAATGTTCCTATCCGTTATCCTAAGTCTACTACTTTTTCTATCACTTTTCCGATTGAAGTAGACGATCATGTATTACTTATCTTCTCTGAACGGTCTATTGATACGTGGTTAGAGCAAGGTGGTATCAGAGATCCCTTTGACGTTCGTAAACATAGTTTATCGGATGCTTTTGCTTTCCCGATGATGTATCCACAAACAGACACTATACCTAGTTTTGACGCTACTAACCTGGAGATAAAAACAAATAGTGGTAATACTAAAATAATTCTTAATGCTTCTGAAGGTATCAAAATAGAAACTTCTCAAAAAGTTGAAGTTGATGCTACAGATAACGTCGAAGTATACGGAGCAGAGATTCATTTAAATGGTGATAGTGATACAGCTATCGCTTTTACCGATATGAAAGTAGCTTTTGATCTTCTTAGAACTGAGCTTAACGCTCTAGTAACTGCTTATAATACCCATGTACATACAGTAGCCGGTGGTACAGGCGTTCCAACAACTCCTACTACTCCAGGCGTTCCAGCAGTTGCTGATATGTCAGGGGCAGAAGTACCTACTGTAAAGGTTCCTTAATATGACTATATTAGATATCGGTTTTAATTCATCTCATGACATTTATCTTGATGGTGATGATTTAGCTTTTGTTGAAGAAGAAGACATTGTAGTACAGAGGTTAACTATAAGGCTTCAATTTCTTTTTGCTGAATGGTTCCTTGATAACTCTATCGGAGTTCCTTATACTCAATTCATTTTTGAAGCAGGTACTTCTATTACTGATGTTTACTCTATTATACGAAGAGAGATAATAGAGACAGAAGGAGTTATAAGTTTAGAAACTTTAGAACTTGATATTAATGCAGAGACTAGAAATTTAACTATCACTTTTTCCGTAAATGGTGGTAATACTTTAGAAACAGTAGTAATAGGAGCTTAAAAATGTCTACTCCTGGTTTAAGTTCTTCAGGTTTTTATAGAAAACGATTAAATGAAATAATTTCAGATTTAGAAGATGCTTTAAAATTAGCCTTTGGTGATAATATAGATCTATCTGCTCAAAGTGGATTTGGTCAATTTGTTGGTATTATGTCAGAACAACTAGCGGACGAGTGGCAAAGTCAAGAGAATATTTATAATTCTCAATACCCTTCAACTGCTCAAGGTAATCAATTATCTAATGTAGTTATGTATAATGGACTTACTAGGTTAGCTGCTTCTTATTCCACTATAGCTACAGTTACTTTAACAGGTATCTCAGGAACTCTTATACCTGCCGGTTCTCAGGCATCAGTTACTGGTACTGGTAAGGTATTTGAAACGGACAGTGCTGCTACTATAGGTGTTGGTGGGACAGTTGTAGTCTCAATGACAGCAACTGAGACAGGAGCTATTGAAGCTTCTATAGGTACTTTAGTTAATATAGATACGCCCATTTATGGGTGGACAGCTGTAAACAATACGGTAGCAGCTGTAGCTGGCAGGGATGTTGAAACAGATGCAGAGTTAAGAGTTAGAAGAGCTAGCTCAACTCTATTTACTGCTCAAAACTTGTCTGACTCTCTTTACGCTCAATTACTTCAAGTTGATAATGTTGATGATGTTCTAGTCTTTTCAAATGGAACAGGAGGAGTGGTTAATGGAGTACCTGCGCATAACTTCTTGACAGTTGTTAGAGGTGGCGATGATGATGACATAGCTGCTGTAGTTTGGACTAATACTCCACAAGGTATAGCTTCTTATGGTACTACAACGGTATCTGTAACAGATGCTCAAGGTTATTCTCAAGATGTGAAGTTTACAAGACCTTCACCTATTAATATATACTTTACAGTTACTATAACTACTGACTCTGACTTTCCGTCTACCGGTTCTGACGATATCAAAGCAGCTATGGTCGCTTATGGTCAAGCTAATTTTCTAATTGATGATGATGTTATTATGAGTGAGTTCTATACTCCCATTAACACTATACCTGGAATAACTTCGATAGTGTTGACTATAGGTACTGCTCCTACACCAGTTGGAACTGCTAACATAACTATTGATATTGATGAATATTCTAATTATGACCCTTCTTATATAGGAGTTACAATTGTCTAGTAAAGGTTTAGGAAGACTTGCTTATCAATTTAGTGATAGCCCTAACTTATTAGCTTTCTTACAAGCTTTCTTAGATGAGTTTGATGAGCTTCAAGCTAGCGGTCAAGATCTGTTAAGCAATAGATATCTTGATACAGCAGAAGGAGTTCAACTTGATGGGATTGGAGAGATAGTTGGTCTTGATAGACCTTCTCTAGCTATTACAGATGGTTTGTTTGGGTTTGTTGGTGATCCCACTGCTTTAGGCTTTACTGATATATACGACACTTCATTAGGTGGTCACTTCTATGGAATAGGTGGTAGCTTCCAATTAGTTAATGATGACCTTTACAGAACTATCATTAAAGCTAAGATTAAAATTAATACTTCTAACATGACTGTAGACGATACTACTGAAACTTTAAGCTTTATGTTTGATGGAGTTTCTATTAAGTATGCTTTACCGACTAATCTTAATCCACACTATACAATATATAAAGTTTTAACTTCCTCTGAAGTACAGTTACTTGATTTAATCCCTTTAATGTTAGGGTTAGGAAATGTTACATATTCATCATTAGCTAGTACATGGTGGACCACTGTAATGACTACTTATTGGACAGTTCCTATGACTAGTTATTGGATGACTAGTATGGCAAGTACACCTTAAGGAGATAATAAAATGACGATACCTTCAATCACTACTGATTGGGATAATAACGAAACTAACACAGTTGAACCTACTGTAGATCATAAAGCAGATGGATGGCTTGCTCCTGCTGGTGTTCCTGAGAAGCCTACTTTTCAAGAGTTCAACCATTGGATGAATAATGTCCATAAGTGGATAACATGGATAAAGGATACTAGATATAAGTTCTTAAGTGATTATACAGACCTTTCGGCTTTTGTTACTGCTGTAGGAGTAACTCCCACAACAATTGTGTTGGATGCTAACGATTCTTCAAGTACCACGATTCCAAACACCGTTACTGTCGTTCCTGTCAGAGGTTTTAAAGCTGACGGTACTGTAACATGGAATTGCCAGGTTCAGGGTAATCCCCATTTTCAATGGCTTGATGGGATTAACCATACTTTCGGTAATCCTCTTGATTGTAGTCCTTTTTGGTTTGGTGATGATATTGATGATGGGGTTACACCCGCTGAAGATGCTTTTAATAGAATGATTACAGCTGCCTATGCTGGTTCAAGAATGGAGATTCCATCTACTTATGGATTAACTTTTTATAGACTTGAGGATGATGTAAACATAGACAAATCAATATCATTATTAGGAATTGCTGGAACTGTTCTTATCAAACAAGTAACTGCTTCTTATAGAGGTTTATATATCACTTCAAGTTTTGTTGATATTGAAAACATTGATATATCGGGACCAGCTGGAGGAGCTGTAGCAGGTGAACATTGTATTGAGGCAGCTGGAACTGCTATTACTGATATCTCAAATATCAATATAAAAAATTGCTC